GACGTTTCTTACGGCGTTCTTTGGGCTTCGGTGCTACTACAACTTGCAAACGATTAGGTATCGGTTGTTGTAACACTAATTTTTTCTTTTTGTTTTGTTTTTTCTTTTTAGGGATTGGTGAGTTTTTTGTCATAGTATGATCGATTTATGTCCCATTAAAACAGCATCCTGTGCTTAACAATACTCCTTCATTAAAATTGATGTCATATATGCTTTCAGGCATGCACGTTCCAGTACTTCGTATCAACTCCACCAACACTTCTTTTGTTCTATTTCTTGGGGTCCCTTGGACCATTTCGTGAAAAACAAGGGGTTTTATTTCGTTGTATATTCCCATAGCTCTTTCTGGTGCCAGTTTTTTGTAATGAGGGGCATCTTTCTTATCGTAAAATATTAGAGAAGGCAAAAGACGTTCAACATGGACGGGTATTTTGTAATAATCTCCGTTAGTGGTGGGTACGACTATTTGGTTAAGATAGGGTGCCATCAACTCAGGGGGAAAAGGTACACGTTGTCCGTTTTCATACATGAGGTCCAATTTTGCTGGTATTCCAAAATATTCATAAATAAAATCAGCCAATTCATTAGCTATTTCCAATATCTTGTCATTGTCATAATCAGTTGGGAAACCTTCGACGCCATCATCTCCCGTAGCTACGGTAACAAGGAAGGTGTGGTCGTTAAGATAATCCGAAACGTTAATATTCATTTTCAATTTGAGATATAAGGCGTTATGGGCCAAATGAGCCGTCGTATTACACCACGTGGTGAATAGTTGACCTGATGGATTCGACCCAACCAATGGATAAACCATAGGGGTGCCATGAGGATCAATTATTATCGAACACGGATGCATAATGGACTTCGCTATATATTCAAATATTGGTTCTGGTACAGACTGAGCAGTAAAACGGTGAAGTAATTGGAAAGACAAAAAGGTAGTAACACCTATCGAATGTTTATCAAAACCAGTATAGTCGATCCCGATAGTACGTTTTCCGAATAGGCGATTACAAACTTTTCTTTCATATTGTTCAGCCGTAGTTGCTAGGTAATACTGAGTGAGCATCTTTTCGAGGAATTCCGTAATTTCACCATAGTAACGTTTAGATAGAAGTAGAAGAAAGAGTGGGCCGGTAGAGACCATTCTCAAATCGTTGGCTTTAACCTTGGAAGAAGAATATTTGTCTTGCTTAGGGAATGGACGCCAATGGGGTGTTGGAAGTATACCACCAGCAAGAAGATGATTCTCTGCAGTCTCAAGCCATTTCAAAAATTGTTCTTGGCCTACTTTTTCTATGTATGAACCATATTCGGGTATATAGAGGCATAATGGATATCCTGTACTGGTTTTCTTGTCCTTTGTGGTAATAACCTCTTCCCACGGGATAGGAGTAACACGGCGACTAAATGATTTCCAAGTAGTAAACATTTCATCATAAACATCTTTTAATTCTTCAAAATAATTAGTAGAGGCTATAGAGGAACATGAATACGCTGTTTCAAGCATTTTGACCATGTTGTCGAATCCAGCTTTTCCGAAATTATACGTATTCACTTCAAGAACTTGAGGTGTACATATTGTAGGGGAAAAAATGGTGGTTTGGGGTTTTAAACACACAGGATTACCGTAATATTGTCGTTCATAACTATCTAAAAGATCTATGTTAATTAAGGGATTCTCTGCGAGTCATTTGTTTTCAGTATTATTTAACGTAATTGCAGTCTTCTTTTTCACGAACTTAGAAATTTCTTTCGGCATTTGAGATAACTCTGCGGGCAACGAATAAGCTCGATTACCATCTTTGTTTCCACCGAAATGCAACGCATAAGGAACAAAAGTTCTCTTGTCGAGGGATATGAACACGACACTACCTGATGCTCCTTGACCTTTTTCACTATCTTTTTGAAATTTACTGTCAGGATTAATAGCGGGTGCATTATAGGTTATGTGAGTTGTATTTTCTACGACATAAGCACTAGTGATGATTCCGTCATGATCTGCTGGCACTAAAGTATTCGTTCCAAGTGTGTGAATTTTTACAGCCTGTCCGACCACATCTTTAACTCCTTTGGAAATTCCCGGTAATTTAAAACGATCCCATTCAGCACGTTCCATTGATGACACAATATATGGCAACTCAAAGACCATCCAGATATCAGCAAACATATCGCAATGAGCATTGGGAACAATTTTCGTTGTGAGAGGTAGTTTTTGATAAAGAGGATGTTCAGCAGGAAACATCGGTTGAATGTCTACAGGTCCACTGTCCGTAAGGGAGATTCCTTTTGTCTGAGAGGTATTGTAGTGATCAACAGTTATTGCCCTAACTGTTACTAGAGTAGTTTTTTCTTGTGTATCATTGAAAGTAATTGATTGAGTGTTAATATTACAGGAATATGCCGGTCCTTGAGATGTTTGATAATTAAGTATCCATCCAGCCACAGTTCCATAGTAATTTGGAGTATTGTAGATTACAGATTCTTGTTTAACAGTATCTAAGGAAGGGACAACAGGAGTCGTTGTTTTTGTCTCAGGGGGTAATAAAACAGTATTTCTTGGCGACTTGGTAGTGGTATAAGGAAGTTCATGAGGTGGTATAGATCTATCTAACAAATTGTCAGACTCATAACGGCGAAGGTGGTTCAGTTTTTTCATGTATCCAGCCCACAGTGCATTAACTTGTT